CGTACTCTTCCTTGTTGGGGCGCGCGGAGAACGTGTTCTCGGTGGAGCACTGGGGGCACACGCACGTGACCTCGCCAGAGCCATCGCCGCCGGTGGAGACCTTGATCTCGGGCCCGAAGATGTCTTGGTCCGGGCAGTGGCGCTCGATGTTCTCGGCATAGTCCAGAATGAGGCAGTCGGTCTTGCCGCTGTCGACCCGAAGGCCGCGACCGATGATCTGCTGCAGCAGGCCGACGCTTTCGGTGGCCCGCAGGAGCGCGATCACGTCAACGTGAGGCGCATCGAACCCCGTGGTCAGGACGGAGACATTTACCAGATACTTGATCTTCCGGGCCTTGAACTTCTTCAGGATGGCGTCGCGCTCAGCCTTCGGCGTCTTGCCGGTCACGATGGCGGACAGCCCCGGCGGAAGGCTTGCCATGCACTCGTGGGCGTGGCGCACGGTGGCAGCGAAGATCATGACGCCCTGACGGTCAGCGGACTGGGCGACGACGTCAGCGATGATGGCTGAGGTCTTCCTGCCGTGCCCGTGGTACGCCTGATCCACCGCCTGCGCGTCGAACTGGCCACGGCTGTTGACCTGCATGTTCAGTGTTTCGTACGATTGAGCGTTAATCTTCCCGACGATGGGCTGGGTCAAGTATCCAGCCTCGATCAGTTCATAGGCCCGGATGCGGTCGACGCATGCGGCGAAATACGGCTCTCTGGTCTGGCTTTCGGAGACCGGCTTGCCGTCCGGCCACAGGCCAAAGATGTACCCGGTCTTCATGCGGTATGGCGTGGCGGACAGGCCGATGACGCGCAGGTTCGGGTTCGCTTCCCGCATGACCTCGATGATGGACTGAACCGTGGGCGTGATCCCGTGGCACTCGTCGATCACGACGGCAGCGAACTCCTTGCCAAAGCGGCTGATCGAGTTCTTGACGGTGCCGGGCGTGCCGAACACCACCGGGTGGCGCAGGCTCTTCTGGCCAGCGCTGGCGCTGAAGATCGAGCACTTGGCACCGGTGGCCCGGTACTTCTCGCTGTTCTGGGTCACCAGTTCTGCGGACGGCGCAAGGCACAGGACGTGCTTGCCGCCAGACACCCGGTGGATCGTGCTGGCCACGCTCTCGATGATGTGGCTCTTCCCGGCCCCCGTGGCCGCCTCGATGCAGCACGGGGACCGGTTGCGCGAAATCCATGCGATGATGCTGTCATGTGACTGCTGCTGGTATGGTCTCAGGGTCATTCTGCTTCTCTACGCTACAATCTCATTGTGGTATTTACAGCATATTTCCCTAAGGTTCAATCACATTTTCAGCATCATCTTTAGGATTTCACTTGGATCATTCCCTTCTCGACGCCATTCGTGACTGCTTCATAGAAGTCACCGCATGGGGCATCAGTGGCGTTCGTTATCATTTTCCACATTGCCTGCCTCACGCCCTCAGTGATTGCCTCCATCAAATGTTCGACGCTGATCGGCGGAATGCTGTCCTCCACACCTTCCCTGATTGCTGCGGCGACATCTTCGACCTCAAGTTTAGGCAGTGCATTATCTTCAGACATTTTCTTCTCCTTCCGTGGTTTCAGTGGACTTAGTTCCGATGATTTCCCTCAGGGCCTTCGCGTACCCGTCGCCTTCGTGCATATATTTCTTGTTTGCGGGCATCGTAAAAACGTTTCCCCTAAGGTCCATGACCAACTCGTTGTCCTCGCAAAACTTCGCGCAGTACTCGACGGTGTCTTTGCGGCACCTTTCCAGCTGCTTGCGAAGCTTCACGTTGATGGCGCGCTGCCGTTCCAGTTCGTCGCTCATTTCAAGTCCCAAAAGTTGATTGGTTTTTCATCATGCTCAAAGCGGGCGGACAGGGCCAACTCTATCGGGGATGGTCCCAGATGGCCGTACACTCCCGTCAGGCTCATTGCCTCCTCGTAACTGTCGCATTCCCAGAAGGACGGCCTCCCTCTGTAGCAAGGCTCCATAAGCCATTGCCTGCCGTCAATCCCACTGAACTCAAAAGTGCCGAGGTAAAGTTTTTTGTCTGGCGGACCATCCAAGACAATAAAATCTCCATATCCCTTGCAGAGGTTATTTTCCTGATCATCTTTTTCAAACTGATCCCACAAAGCTTTCCTAAAAGCCTCAACCTTTGGATCGGTCAGACCAGCTTCGCTTGGCTTAACCTCAATCCAGAACACGTTGTAATCTCCGTTGTCGTCTTCTCCGAAAATCTTGAAATCCGGCAGGTAGTGAGTTCCGCAGGGGAGGTGAAAGCCTTCAGGCTCATACTCCCATTGGTATCCGCAGGCGTCGAAGAACACCGCCCACCGCGCCTCAAGACGGCTGCGAAAGCGGTATCCCTTATATTTGGTCTCGATTGCTTTTATCGTCATTTCAGCGTCCAGAAGCTGGTGGGCTTGCCGCGCCACGGCTCAAGGTTCGCGCCGGGTGCCAGAACTTGGATGGCCTTGGCATAGGACACCGATCCGGCGCGCTCCGTCTTGGTCAGGCGCTTGCCGCCGAAGGATGCGTTGCGCCCCTTGGCCATCTCCACCATGGCCTCAAGAAGCTCTTTCTTGCGTTCCTCAGCCTTCGCAATGGCATCGAGGACGTCGGTGTACTCGGCCACCATCTGCAGCGCTCTGGGGGTGTCAACGATGACCAGAGGGTCGTTCAGGTACTCGTCCGGTTCATCACATGCCGCAAGGAACTCCATGTAGAATTCCCGAAGCTTCGGCATAATATTGGCAATGTATTCCGGATCGTACGAAACAATATCGAGCTTGTTGTCGCGCGGGGTCCACTGCCAGAAGTAGCATTGCGACCGGTCGGTGCAGAACATCTGGACCTGCATCTGGGCGTAGTAGTGCCCCTGATCCTCGATGCTCTTGAACGGCACCGGTGCTTCCTTGTCCCGAAGGCCAAAGGGGCACTTGATCTCGACCAGATGGTCGTCGCCGACGTACCCGTCAGGGCTTGCGCCGATCCAGTTCATCTCTGGGTGGGTGACGAAAGTCGCACTGGTGACAGGCAGGCCGATCTTGACCTCAAGGTCTTCGCGGGCTTCGTCTTCGTGGGTGATGCCCCACTGGGTGGCGATGTTGCCGTTCCACTCGCTGGGAGCCTTGTGGTACTGGCGTACCATCCGGCGCATGATTGTCTTCCGATCCGCGTTCGGATCGACGCCCAGTATCGCCCCGACGGCGGATGCTGTGACACGCCCCTTCCGGGCGCTGAACCACTGTTCGCTTCGCTGTTCCATCATCATGTCCTAATAATAATTGATGGAGAGGGGCGTACCCCTCTCCGGTTTTCTCTATCCCATTGACTTAAAAGGGAATTTCGTCGTCCAGAGTACCGGCAACTGCGCGGGAGCTTCCCGACACGCGACGCTCAAGCTCAGCCTGACCCTTCGCGATCTCCTCAGCCGAAGACTGGGGTGCGCTTTTGGGGGCAACAGCGCCGATCCAGTTGCCGCGCGCCATGTCGCCAGTCATCTTGTCCCGCATTTCCCAGATCATGACCTTCGTCACCATCGGCTTTTGGGTAAGGCAGGCGGTCAGGCTCTCGTCGGTCGGCATCACGCCCTTGGCGAGGAGCTTCCCGCCGCAGTTGGTGTCGATGGCACCGAGCATCTTCTTGGCCTTGTCGCGCTTAGCTGCAACCTTATCAGCCTTGGCGCGGGGATCGGCGTCGAGCACCCAGAGCTTCTGGAACACCTTGCGACCCTTGTAGTCGTCCGGGGCCAGAACGTTCCAACGCAGCGAGATGAAACGGTCGCCGTCTTGGGTCTTGTCCCACTTGGCCTCGTCGATGGCGGCCAGAACGGACGTCTCGCCGGGGATTGGCAGGAGGTTTCCACCACCGGCGTCGAACTCGCCAGAGCCTGCGGTTTCCTTGATGTCTTCACCGTCGGACAGGTTCCAAAAATCGCTCATTTCGCAGCTTCCTTCTTCGCAGGCTTGTTGATGTAGGGGCCGAAGGGGTTCACACCCATCTTGACCTCAAGTGGCTCATTGATGCCGAAACGGTTCTTGGAAACGTTTGCAGCCATGGCGTGGACAACAAGCTGACGCGTGCCGTCCGAGATCGCCTTTTTCAGATCGCCGTCGCCAGTGACGAAGGTCTCCAGACGAAGGAAGCCGACAGCGTCGACGTTGTCGATATAGGGCTGGGTCGACTTGTCCCCCATCCGCATCGCGTACTTGGTGTACGGGTTTGCGTCTGGCGGCTCGATCCGCACTGTCTCGGCATGGGCAACGAACACGACGTTCATGCCCCTTTCCATCATCATGCCGCAGGCTTTGCGCACGCGGCGGTGTTGACTGGCAACCATGTCACGTCCTGCACCAAACCCGCCATGGGCTTGGTTGAGGCTCTTCGCCCCCTTCGGATCGGTGTCCATGACCCAGTCCGTGAACAGCGCGTCCAGTGTCGTCACCGTATCGATGACGCAGGTCTGGTACGCATGGTCTTCTTTGACCAAAGCTGCCAGCTGGGGCCACAAAT